GACTAGTGATACTGCTCCGAATTCGCGCTCAAAACAGTGGGCAGTTACCGCACTTGGCGGTACGCAAACTGGAGTGGACGCGCATTCGGTCTCAAACCCCTTCACCCTTACGTTCGAAAGGCCAGCTAGCTATAAGCTGCTTGGCCAGCCGAACCCGGTGACTGGGGTGGTGTCTAACGTCGGCCGCAATGTATTTGTGGTTCGCACCCGAAAGGGTGTGACACCATTGTCGGGCCAGTCGGAACAGACCATGTTGATCGAGACTAGAATCTCGGTCCCCAGTGGTGCTGATACGGCTGACGCGAACAGCATTGAAGCCGCGCTATCCTGCCACATCGGGGCCCTTTCGGACCAAGATGCGGAGATCGGTGATTTGGCCAAAGATGGAGTGCTGTAATGCCCGAAAGGGACAAGCAGCAAAACATCGTCTGGAAGCTAAAGATCCCAGTAGTATCGGTAATTCGCAGTTATGCGAAGTACCGTGCTGGGAAATTAAGTTTCCTGGCCTTCATTACCGTTCTGATCGCTTTATTCATCGGCGGTCTGTCCTGTACCCAAGAGGGTGTAGAACAGTGCCAACCGGTGCGTGAAGCTTTACAGGACGTGTTAAATCGTTAAACACTCTTACGAGATTGAATGGAGATTTATATGAAACTCTCGTTAAATGCTCTTTATCCAACCCTTCTGCAAGACCTAACCCCTCATCTTCCATCACAGTTCTTTACCGATGCGGTAGAGAAAGGTGAGTCACCTAGATTCGAACTGGATCTAGCTGACATGGCGATGAGTGGTCACCTCAGTCCTAAGCAGTACGCTAGCGTGGCCCTCGTTGATAGCATCTTCAAGAAGTATGGAGATGCCGTCGCGGAGGACGCTAACGATGCTGCCTTTGACAAGTTTATCGCAGCTGACTTCAGCTGTGATAATTGGAGGTGGAGGCCCGAGTCCTACTTGGATGAACACTTGTGTGGCGAGTTTCGCGACTCACTACACAGGTTTTTTGTTCCATCTGAGAAGGACGGGAGTATCCTGGCTTGGCCCAATGAGTTCTTCGAACTCGGCGGACTAGGCCCAGGAGCAAGTGTCGGCGCTCGTGGTACTGACTTCTATACGAAGTTGTACGACGGGCCCCTCACTTGCACGGCCCCTGGCTTGTACCGGATGTACCGGAACTATATTGACACTTCCGACACTCTCAAGGACGCCGAGTTAGGCAGAACTGAGAGGTACGGTGAGTGCGTTATAGTTGGAGGGAG